TTTTATCTTTTGTGTGTTCGTGTTCAATTGGGGCACCTATATCAAGTTGCTTCTGAATATCCGAGACATCCATACGATGCTTCTTTGCAATTTGCTCTACAGTTTTGTGTGGCTTTAATTGTTCATTAACTTCTGTTTCTGACTCTCCACTATCCATATGGTCAGCAACAGTATCAATATAATCAGCAGCTTTCGTAATTTTTGATTGTATCCAAGCTTCTAGATTTCCTTCACCGTTCAATTTTTTCAATAATCTATCAATTGCACTTTTTGCAGTTTTTAATTCACTTCTAGCCATTGAAAATTCATAATCTTCCGATATGATGGAATTGCAAATCATCATATCTGTAATGAATCTCCAATTTTTAAAAGAGTTAATGCTCATTTTTTTTCTCTACCTTTTATTATTTAGTTTTATCTTTAGAGTCAAACCCATTTTTGATTAATTTATGAAGATCTGCTGTTGAACCAATGAATACAGAATTATTTACTGTAGATGGTCGTTTTGTTTCTTCTTCTCTTATTTTTTTATTTTTTTGCTGTAAATCCATAAGTTTATCGGCAACATCAGCAACATTTTTAATTCCTTGAAGTGCAACTTCAAAATCTCTTGCTTTTTCTGAACTTTGTGCTAATTCCAATATACTATCAATTGCTTCTTGTCCTTTTTCCAATAAAGCATAATAATGTCCTCTTGTATATTCATAATCGGCATCTAAATCATTTTTATCTGTTGGTCTGGATAATTTTGACGGAGATCTTTTTATAATTTCCTTTTCTATGGGAGTTGCTTCTATCTCCAGTGCTTCATTTATTTCATCAAATTTGTTATTCATACATCAATACCTTTAGATGGGCTATAGACTTTTCCATCATTGTAGTCATAACGATATTCACTAAATCCAAAATCATCAGGTTGTTCTATCAAATCATCATCTAAAGAATTAATTAAATTGATATAACTTCCATTTGTGTGAGATTCAATAGATGTGCTATTTTTGCCCCTCACTACAGTTAATGTATTTCCGTCAATTGATTTAATCATCATTGATTCTGTATCAATTTGAATATAATCATTAATGGATAGATTTGTGGAATCTCCAACATCAAATTTTGTGATTTGATCGTCAATATTTTCTGCTAATGTTGTAGTGTGATCATCATTGTAATCTTGTATTGCTCTTGGTTCTGCAACGTATCTAAGTTGTCTAGAAGCATTTTTAGTATTTGTGTTGCTATAATAATCAACTTGTACTTTTTTGATAAATCCTTCGTCGGAATTTGGAATAGGTCCAAATAGATAAGTTTTTGCTGTAAAATCTAATGTGTAAATGATAGTTCTTTTTTCTTCATATCCACTATCATAATTATCTTTAAATGATACGTCTTCCAGAATCATTGGAATATCTCTTTTTTCTCCAATAGAAGATACCAAATCTACAGAAAGATTGAAAGATGGTTGAAAGTAAGGTAAAATTTGCTCTACGATTTGTAAAGCATCTTCATTATATTGAGTCATAATAGAAAGTTGTATGCCTATGTTATATGGAACAGGCATAAACATTTTTTTTATAGTTTTGTTATCAGTTTGACTTATTACTTTAAATGTTTGCATAGTAGAAATCTTTCTACTATTATCATAACGAATACTAGTCATTTCAAATGACATTCTGGGAAGTGTTATTGATACCCTTTTTCTTAAATCTGGTTTTTGTTCTAGTCTAGCTAAAAATTTCTCTGTTGGACCATAAGCAATTGGAACTCTAACGATACTATAATCTTCATCATTTTGTTTTTTGTGCTTAATATCAATCGTATTAAAAAGAGTACCAAAAGCAACAATGGTATTTCTAATTATTTCGTGATAGTAGTATTGTCCAAACATAATATTAAAAGTTTTATTAATTATTTAGATTCAATAATCTCCAAAAGGATTTCTTTCACTAAAATCTAGAATATTGTCTGCTTCGTCTTCTATAGGAATATTTTCTGCATATGGATCATACAAATCATCTCTATCTATTGATAGAATTTTATAACTTGCACTATAACCACTAGTTGTTCCCAAACCAACAACTGTTTCTCCAAGTGCAAATGTTCCACTAGTAACTTTAACCTCAAGTTGCCTAGTGTCTGAATCCCATTTGGATACATAAGCAGTTGTTCCTGTTGAAACTCCCCTTACAGTTTCATTAAATTTATAATTTCCATATGAACTGCCGGAAGGTGATGTGAATGTAATTGATGGTGCCACTGTATATCCAGCACCAGCATTGATATATCTTATAGAAGTCACTTCTCCATTTGAATTTATAGTCGCTTCTGCGTCGGCATTTGTACCACCAGAAGGAGCAGTAGAAATTGAAACTATTGGTGCCGATGAATATTCAAATCCAGTATTAATTATGCTAATACTTGAAAGTGAACGACTAGAAATAATTGCTTTTGCAATTGCTCCAGAACCAGAATTTGCTTTTATTGTTACTGTTGGTTCGATTGTATATCCATATCCTGGATTGACTACTAAAATTCTATCAATAGAATCTCCGGTCTGTCCAGAACGATGCGTCATAATTGCAACTGCTGTTGCTGAAATACCATTTGGTGAAGTTGAAATTGAAACAACAGGAGTGGACAAATATCCAGTTCCATCATTTATTAAATCTATACTTGAAACTGATTTACCAGTCGGAATGGATAAATTGACAGATGCCGATGCAGAAGTTGCAGAAGTACCAACCATATTAATTGTTGTTATGTATCCAAAATCTTCTACCGATTCATCAACTTCAGATATGGAGGTGTTAATAATATCATCAGATGCATAATCAAATACTTCACATCTTAATTCATAAACATATAAATTATTCAACTGATAGAATGGTGCTTTTCCTTCTACGTATTTAATTTCAAATATTGTATTGTCTAGTGGTAAATATATTAAATCTCCTTCTTCTGGTCTTGTAGTTACTTGTATTTGGTCATTTCCATTTAAAAATGGAGTTATAAAATCTTCATATCTTTCTTTTGAAATTATTAAAGTAAGTTGATCTGTAGTTTGAACTCCAAATTTTGATAATATATCTCCTTGTCCTCCAAAACCTTGATAATTCATTAAATATGCTTCAATTCTAAAAGAGTCATCAAATTTTGATGCAACTATTTCTTTAATGACAGTTTTTTTATTGATAATTTTTCTGGGAAGGTATACTACGTCTTGTCCATACATTCTCAATTGTTCATTAATTAAATCCTGAACTAGTCTTTGTTCACCAGAAGAACCTTGTAAAAAAAATGGATTAAGTGGTGACATAATATTAACCTATAAGGTCCATTGGGGGTAATTCGTATTCGTACTTAAGTTGCTTCTCAATTTCATCTATTTCTGCAACTGCGTCGTCATAGATTTGTCTACCATTCAATTGAACACCACCAGGAAGCATAACTCCTTGGAATTTGATCATATTTTGACCCCATTGTCTTTTAATTAAAGAGGTCAAATATTTTTTTAACCAAAAATCATTATATACTTTTGGTGTATCTGATGGATTTATCATTCTATAACAATCAAATATTAAATAATTTGTATCACTCATTTGTGACCAATCAATGTCTAGATATAATCTATGATTTTTTTTATTAAATCTTATTTGAACGTCTGGTGTTAGAAGTCTACTCAAATCTTCCAAATAAGTTTTTGTCATTGCATAATTTAAAAGATCCAATGCTCCATAATAATAAAGATCATTTAAAAATATTTGATATTTGAGATTAAACAAACCACTAGATATGGTACTAGAATCAACTTTAAATACATTGTTAACTCCAATGACATAATCTGGAAGTTGTAAAAAATTATTTGTTTCTGTATATGATACTGTAGTGACTCCAACATTTGATGACGCAGTTGAAGTAGTAACTCCTGTTCTTATTGTATTTACTTGATCTTTATCTAATTTGTGTTTTAAATAAACTCTTTCAATGCCATCATAATGTCTCTCATTATAATATTGAATGGCATCATCAACCAAATCATCTATTTGATCATCATCAACATTAATTTCTAATACTGGATATCCAAGCTTTCTCAAGCAATAATCAATTAATCCTTGACGAGATGATGGTTGTGACATTTTTTAAATTTCTGCCTCTTCGTATTTATCTTAATATTTTTGGTTCTTCAGTAAGTTCCACCATCTATTATGCCAGATTCCCATCTAGAGTTTGATTGATTGTAAAACAAAACCATTCCATCAGTTGCTTCATCCACATCAACATCTAGTAATCCACTCAATTTTGCTTTTGTTTCTGTTGTGGAAACAACTTTTATTGCATTTTGTGATCCAACTCTTACTTTAATGTCTGCCATTTTTTTTAAGTAGTAATTCCGGCAGTAACAATGGCACTTCCTTCAACAATTCTGGATTTTGTTGAACCATCATTTAATAATATATCATAACAATATCTTCCAGGTTTTAATGTGGAAGTAATGGATGATCCTAAAGACAATTTTACTTGTCCAGCCATTCTGTCAGGAAATGAAACTGCAAATGATGCAGTAGTTGTCAATGAGGCTGGATGTTTTTTCATCAAAGCAGAACCAGTATACCCAGTCAAATTCAATGGTGAATTTGCAATATTTTCAAGATTGAAAGTTTGGGAAAAATCACTTCCAGCATCAATAATTATGTTACTGACATATACAGTCATTACTACATTCAGATAGAATCTTTCTTAAGTTATTTATAATTCATTTATTCACAATAAAAGTC